TGCACGAGCTTTAATTACGAAGCCTGCGATTATCCTTGCTGATGAACCGACCGGAGGGGTTCAGTTAGTAGTATAACAATCACAAAAAAATAATATGAATGTTTTTGTCATGGTCAACACGGATTTCCTTGACAATGGAACGCCACAATTCACGCCTCTCCGGTATAGACAAAGAATCATACACACTTTCAAAATCCATTTTCAAAAAGTTTTTCAAATACGATAAATCCTTGACGGGTCGGGAATCCTCTGCATTTATTTTCTCAAGCTGCATCAGCAATTTTTCTCTATCAAGTTTGAACTCGTCCATTGTTATGAGGTCGTTCAAATATAGGTCTTTCAATTTCTGCATTTTTCCCTCAACACTCCGACGTTTGGCATCGGTACGCAATGCCGGAAGATTTGCAACCTCGTATTCTGCGATATAATTTTCAAGTTCCGGACGGATGCGTTCGAGGAGCATCTTTTCAAGGGTTGTCTCAAAGACGAGTTTTCGGTTCGGGCAGCGATGCAGGTTCACACCCTGTCGGCAGCGGTACACACTGTATTTATATATAATTCGTGTTCCATCGGCACGGACACGACCTCTTGCACGTTGCTGACACCCGCTCATGATATGGTCACAGTCATCACAGACAACGAGACCACTGAAAATATAATCGTGCTTTTTTCCACTCTTGATGTTGATTTTGAGAAGTCTCTGTACATCAAAGAAAAGGTCACGGTCGATGATTGCAGGACAATAATTTTTATTGTCACGAAACTCACCGATGTATTTCGTATTTGTGAGCATATTTTTGAGACTGGCAGCAGAACGGACAAGTCCGAACTCACTCTCCATGTACCGGAGTGTCATGCTCAAGTTTCCGGTCTTGCGGTAGTATTGGAAGATAGCAACGGCGGTCGGAGCGTCGTCATCCGGTACAAGGTGTTTATTTACAATCTTATATCCGAGAGGGGTTGAGCCGGAAAGAACCTCCCCGTTGTCAACTTTGTCATCGAACACGCCGAGGATTCGGTCGGAATCATTTTGAGCCTCAAGTTCTGCCCATATCATTGAATTATTAACGAAAGCACGACCGTGAGGGGTTGAGGTGTCAAAATAAGGCTGCTCAATGGCAGTCCATGAAACACCGTGCTTGTCAAGAATGTCCTGCGTGTTCAGATAATGACGGAGGTTTCTGAACCAACGGTCAAGACGTGTGAAAATAATGAGGTCAATTCTACCTGCACGGACATCATCAATGAGGCGTTGAAAGTCGTCTCGTTTCAATTTCTGTCCGGAGATTCCGTCATCAATGTATGTGTCAACGAGAATCATATTCTCATGACTGTCTATGTATTTTTGCCCTGTCGCTAATTGGTCACGCATGGAATCTCCGTCCTTGACCTGTTTGTCGGTCGAAACACGGATATAGATTGCCACACGGAGCAGGATTTTCTCAACAGGAGCGGTTGTTTTACGTCGCATTTTATCAACTCCATTCAAAAAAAGGTATAAAAATAAAACCTATGCACAAGCACGGTTTTATGATAAAATGAGACTTGCGGGGTGACATTTTATCGCCGTGCTTATACGGAGGTATATGTTATCTAAAGAGCGGTTTCCATTGGCGTGGAGGCTGCTCTTTTTTATTTACATTTCTATTCGTTCAAATGACGTTCTTTGACGATTTTTCTATATTTGCGACCGATAATGACGCAAATCACACCAACGGCAACAGCCACGATTCCACCAACAGGAACAGCAAGCAGCAGGAGCAATCCTAAAAGTGCAAGGATAACACCGAGAACAATCATGAGTGTTCCGCAAACATTATACATGCGGTCGGAGTATTCCTTTTTCTGCGGAACGGCATGAGGAACATTTGCAGCAGATTTTTGAGTTGTCGATGCTGCCTCTTTTACAAGGTCAGATACACCGACGGTCGTTCTGTTATAAACTGCGTTGTATGCTGCCTTTTTCGGGTCGTTGACGATTCCCATTCCCTTTTTACCATAAAGGGGATTGACCGCCTTTTTGACCTGCCGTTTGACTTTTCCGGTTGTTCGTGCCTTGATGCTTTTTTTGACATTTGGTTTCCGGACACCGTATTTCATGAACGCACCTCCATTTCTATAACTTTTCGTTCTGTACACTTTCCTTGAGAAAGGAGGTGTGCAGGATGAAAATTCTCGTTTGGGAAATGAGAACCTCAAAAGGGTTCACATTGATGGAGTTATCGAAGAAATCCGGAATCGGAAAATCTACGATAAACAACATCGAAAACGGTAAGGTGTCGCCGACATTATTTCAGCTTGAAATGATAGCGATTGCATTAGGCGTGAAAATCACCGACCTGTTTGAATCCGAATACAAATAATTGTATCACATTGCAGCGGGATTCCGGCAGCAGGAGGAATGATTTCCACGATTATGGAAATCAACCTCGATATTTCCACAATGATGGAAATATATGATACACTGTAATCGGAAAGGGGGTGTTCCCCTTGAATTACAAAGAGGCTATTGTTGAAATAGTCGGGAAGATACAAAACGAACGCATCCTCAAGAGGATATATAAATTCGTGGCGTATCTGTACACCCATGAGGCTGACAGTTGAAAAGACTGTCAGTCTTTTTCTTTATTATTTTGTGTGAACTCAATCGCTTTTTTCATTAAGCGGTCGAGTGCTGCGATGTCATCATCGCTCAATTCAAGCATGAATTTGAAAAGGTTTTTTCGTGCCTCGTCCTCACCCGCCATGATGCGGTCAATGCGTTCGATGAAATCATCGTCCGTGTCAATGAACATTTCTCCCTCACCAGTGGTCAACCACATATAATCAACGCTGAACTCACGGCAGATAGATTTTGTCATTTGTTCGGTTAGGTTACGATTTCCGTTTTCTATATTAGACATTGAACCTCTTGTAACTCCGATACGTTCACCGAATTTCTCAAGAGTGAGACCGAGCGTCTTTCTTATTTCCTTTACACGCTCATTTTGTGTCATGTGAACACCTCCTTTTTATGAATCATAACACCCGTTGAAATAAAATGCAATAAAAAAGTATTCAAAGAATACAAAAAACTATTGACAAAGTTGTCAAAGACGCATATTATGTATTCAAGGACAACAACAAGGAGGTGAAAAGAAATGCCAAAACATGAAATTTCAAACGTAAGAACACGGGGAACTGGGGCGATTGAAAAACTCATTTTCTACAAAACGGAGGTTTCCGAACACCAAGAGATTAGAGTGAGAGCGGAATTCGAGGGAGACCCCGAACCGGAGCAAATCAAGCAGATTTCAGAGGTTGTCAAAAAGGCAGCGGAAGAAATAGGAAAGATTGTGGAGGAGTGGTGAAACACTCCTCCGAGAAAATCATTTCAAAGTGCGAATGTGCTGTGCAAAATCTTGTGTTTCAACACATGCCTTGATAGCTGATGCGAGAAGACGTTCAAATTCTTCTTTTGATAAATCAGAAACTTTTGAAAATTTGATGTCGCTATTTTCAAACGCACTTGCAATCGCACTTTTGAAAGTGTCATGATGAACCGCCATGTTGTCACCTCCTGTCATTTTGGAATGGTCGCACATTTATTATATGGCAGGAGATGCAACAGGACAAGCAAGAACAGGAGGAACGGAAATGAGCAGAGTAGAGGAGTTGAATCAGTACATACAAGAGTTATTTGATTATTGGGATGGAAAAAACGATGATTTTGAACCTATTCCGATACCGAAAGAAGTCGACGACGAAATGCAGAGAGATTCATTTTATTAAAGCCGAAACGGGGCAACAGTCGCCCCGTCAGCGTCCGGATGGCGACCGACGCTCTGACGATGGCAAGCCGAGAGACAGCGTCAGCGATACCGTGGGAAACATGGCAGCGGGTGGACTTGCTAAAAGGTTCACGGTTGGTCAACAGGTTTTCAATGATTTTTTAAGGTGAAAAGTCATAACACGGTAGACATAGCCGGAAAGCAGGTGGACGGGATGCAGAGACCGAGAGAACCACCAGTGCAGGAAATCACATAAAACACTATCAACAGAGGAGGTGTTGAATCATGACGAGAAACGAGAAAAAGACGGCAATCGAGAACATGGCAGAAAGATTCATGAATATTTCCGACCTTGAGGGAAAATCAATGGCAATCATGGTCATGTCTGCATACGCAGAGGGCAAGGCAGCAGGAAAAGTCGAGGAGCGTCGCAGATGGGAACAGAAAGAGGCGGTTGCAACGACCGCCTAACCGAACACGAAAACAACAGGCAAGAGCCTTTTTAATAGATTGGAGGTGCAGCAGGTGAGTGAACAGAACATCAAGAAATTTTATGAGACATTAGCGAGAATCATTTCTGAACGTGAGCAGGTGAAAATCACCGTGAGCGTCTCAAAGAAAGAAAAAGCAGCATAAAGACAAAAAAACGGATGACCGCTGCGAACGGTCATCCGTGTGTCAATCGGTGTCGATTGATATGTTTCAAACTAAGAATATTATATCAAATCTGACACGAAAAAGCAACTCAAAAACGACCGGAAAGGTCGGGAAAACAAAGGGTTTTCGGAGGTTTTGTCGTCCTTGTAATAGATACTAACAAGTCTACGAAAACATAACAGGAGGATTGTGTCAGATGGCAAGAAAAAGAGGGATGCAGTTTATCCCGTATGATTATGAGGCAGCATATAACAAAGCGATGGAGGACATGCACGAATGGTTCATTGAGAACCTGTTCCAACATCGAAAGAAAGTGATATATGCACTCAAAGAGATAACAGCAGGAGACCAGTTTGAAATTGAGATATATCCGCAGTTCCGGAGTATGGATGAAGTACCTCCGGAGGGGAGAACTATCAAGAAAGACAATAACAAGGCTCAAAAGAATCTGAATGACAAGAACGCACGGAAATACGTTGAGAGGTTAATCAATGAGAATTTCAGCGACCGTGATATTTGGATGACATTGACCTATGATGACGCACACCTCCCGCCGGATGGGGATGTTGATGCAGCAATCAAGAATGTGCAAAAGTACATCCGACGCATCAACTATCAGAGGAAAAAGAGAGGTCTCCCGAACGCAAAATATGTCTATGTGACCGCATACAATCCGGATGCGGAAATCAGATGGCATCATCACATTGTCATGGATGGTGCGTTAGACATGGAGACAGTTGAATCCTGTTGGAAACAGTCAAGCAGGAATGAGGTTCGCAGGTTACAGACAGATGAAAACGGTCTGTCCGGTATGGCGAACTATATCGTCGAAGAAAAGAACCGTGTTCCGTCGGAAAAGAGATGGAACAGTTCGCAGGGATTGAGAGACCCACGAATCAAGGTCGTACACTCCAAACGTCCGGCAGCAGGAGGCAGCTATAAAAAAATAGGGTCATTTGTTGACGGTATGGTCAAAGATAGGGATTCAATACCGGAGATATTAAAAAAGTGGTATCCGGACATGGATTTCACGAACGCAAATGTGTACTATAACGATTTTAACTGCATGTTTTACATACATGCACGAATGAGGAAAAGGAGGCTACAAAGTGAAAAGACGGAAAAGACGGGCAAGACATGCAGGACGACGTGATGCGTTCCATTTGACAATGATTGCGGTATTGATGACGGTGTTGTGCTTGATGATAGTGAATATCAAAGAGCCGGAGCAGACCGAGGAGGAGCAGCCGGAGACGACACATGCGGAAGTGGTACAGAATCCGGAAACAATCGTGCAGACAGCAGAGGAGACCGAAAGCAAATACAAGGTTTTCGATGGTATGTCCGAGGACTGGGGGAGCGATGACCTTGAGGGATTCGTACTTTATAAGTTACCGGAACAGTATGCGGATAAAGGCTATTTTCCGGAAAAAATGCAGATATACACAAGATGTCTATGCAAGCAAAATGACGTTCCCTATGCCCTTGTACTGGCAATCATTGAGCATGAATCCGGATATGAATTTGACAAGGTCGGAGACGGCGGGCAGTCAAAGGGATATATGCAGATATATGAGAAATGGCACACTGACCGGATGAAACGGTTGAACTGCACCGACCTCATGAACCCATATCAAAATGTGAGGGTCGGGATTGATTTCCTGTCGTACCTGCTCAAGAAATACGGCACGGTGCAGGATGCACTTGCAGCGTACAACTACGGTGAAAAGGGTGCGAGGGAACATTTGTGGAGCAATGGCGTGTATGTCTATTCATACAACAGTGCAATCATGCAGAGAATGAAAGAGATTGAGGAGGTGGTCGGGAAATGAGTTTTGACTGGCGACCGGAATCAAAAGACAGGTATTTCAGAAAAGCCGAGGCAGCAGTCAAGGCAGCAGGATTCGATGACATCCTGCAAATCAGCAAAGAACAGTTTGCAATCACGAAAAGCACGGTCAAGGTGTATTTCAAGCCGATTCCGAGAGAGGGAAAGACCCGCCGATGGTGGGAGGCAAAGAAAAGCATCGCAGGGATGCAGGAGCAGTCCGGAGGGCGTGACGAGTTCGGCAGGAAAAAGAAAACCATTTTTATTCATGCCTATATGGTTTTAGAAATGGAGGAGCAGGACAGGTGAGGGCAGGAAAAATCATTGAAAGAATCAGACACATGCTCAAGGTCAAGGACTGCAAACATGTATGTCTGTTCTGCGAATATTATGACATGTGCAAAGAGGAGGCGAAAGCGAATGAACATGAGATATGCAAAGAGAAGTGAGGACACGGAGCAAATCAACGTCGTGTCATGGGCGGGATGGAACATGAACCGTTATCCGGAATTAAAGTGGTTGTTCCATGTGCCAAACGGAGGCAGTCGAAACAAACAGGAGGCAGTCAAATTCAAACAGATGGGTGTCAAAGCGGGTGTTTCTGATTTGTGCCTCCCATATCCGAAAGGCTCATACTGCGGGTTATTCGTTGAAATGAAATTCGGGAACAACAGACAGCAGGACACGCAAAAAGAGTTCCTTGCGGATATGGCAGCAGCCGGACATTTTGTTGCAACCTGCTATTCAGCAGAGGAGGCAATCAAGGTCATTGAGGAATATCTGAATTTGTCGGATGCGGTACACATGGAGAGAAATCTGAACATGAGCATCCCGAACAACAGCATCCTCAAGGACGGGAAAATCAAGAATTGAGGAGAAAAGCGATGAAAGTATTGATTGCGTTAGGTATTGCAGCGGTTGTCATGCTTGCGATGGTATTTCTTGCGGTGATTTTATTCGTGGCAGCAGTTGCGGTCGATATAGCGTCCGAATTTATGGACTAAAAAATATAACAGGATAACAGGAGGAAACAACATGAGAATTATTGCAGTAATGTCACCAAAGGGAGGAATCGGAAAAACGACGACATCCGATTCAATCGCCTATATGTTGGGCGAGGAGCAGGGAAAGAGAGTGCTTGTGTTAGACGGAGACCCGCAGGGCGATACATCAAAGACGTTCGGGGTATTTGAACCGGACGGAATCGGAATGAGTGAGCTGCTTGAGAAACATGAATGTGTCGGCGGTACATACAAAACGGGTGATTTGATTCGCCCGACGGAATACTCACACGTTGACATCATTCCGGCGAACGGCTATCTCATGAAAACGGACATGAATTTGCTGCTCAAGTCAGAGGACAATCAAGTCACACGATTGCGTGAGGCGTTGGAGGAGGTAGCAGACGCATACGATTATTGCATTTGTGATTGTGGTCGACTGCTTGACATGGTGGTCATCAATATCCTCATATCGGCAGAGTTAATCATTGCACCCGTAAAGGTTGGAGGATATGAAATCGAGGCGTTGCAGAACCTTGAGGAGCAAATTGAGGACTTGAGAGACATCAATCCGGATTTGAGAATCAAGGCACTCATGACCATGCGACAGAAAAACAAGACCTCTCTTGAGGTTGAGGAGTGGTTGAAAGCAGAATCCGGATTTGACATGTTTGTCACACCGATTCGTCGTTCTATCATCGCAGAGAAATCTACAACGGCAATGATACCACTCCCGAAATTTTCAAAGCGTGGGATTGTGTCTCAAGATTACAGATGTGTTGTGCATGAGTTACTCAAGGAAATGGAGGGGTAAGGCATGGAAAACGAGACAATACAAATCCTTGAGTTATTCGGAGGGATTGGGTCGCCTCGATGTGCCTTGAGAAATTTGAACATTCCAACGAAAGCAATCGACTATGTGGAAATCAATGAAAAGGCGGTGCGTTCGTACAATTCGATGTTCCGTGAGGAATTGGCATATAAAACACAAACGGTTGTCGGATGGAATCTAAAACCGGACATTCTGATTCATGGCTCACCTTGCCAAGACATGAGCATTGCAGGACATCAAGGAAAAGCGACAGGAGAGGGCAGAATCAACCGAGGCAAAGGTTCAGACGAGGGGAGCGGAACACGTTCCTCTCTCATGTGGGAGACAATACATATCATTGAGAATATGGGAGAATGGCGACCTCGTTATGTGATATGGGAAAACGTGAAGAATGTGAAATCAAAGTACATGAGACCGAATTTCGACAGATACATGGACGAGATGGAAAAACTGGGGTACACGAATAATTATGCGGTTTTAGATGCAAGAGAGTTCGGATTGCCACAGGCGAGAGAAAGAGTGTTCACGGTTTCTGTTCTGAATGGTGAAAAATTTGAGTTCGATGACCTCATAAGGACACCGATGCGAAACCTGCAAGAGTTCCTTGAGGATGACGTTCCGGACATCTACGATGTGACACAACCGTCCGTCCTTGCATGTATCGGAGAAAAAGGAATCCGGAGAGCGACGGTCATCAAAGATTGTGCATATACAATCACAACAAGGCAAGACCGGACACCTGCACAGGTCATCGACCGAGGAGATGGACGTTATCGGTATTTGACAGAGCGTGAGTGTTGGAGATTGATGGGATATTCAGACGAGGATTTTGACAGGGCGAAAGCAGTTCAAGAAAGAAACGGGAAATACTACAAGGCTTTATATGACCAAGCAGGGAACAGCATTGCAGTTCCGATATTTGAGAGCATATTCAGAAAGATAATTTTGCAGGAGGTCGCATGAGAGCGACAGAAAGAGAGGATTGAACATGGGAAACATCATCAACACAGCACCGTGTCGATTCTGCGGACAGATGGTGCAGATTGACAGCGAGGAGAAATTGACACAGCCACAGGCAGAGGAACAGGCGACAATGTCCTGCACCTGCGAACAGGCGGTTGAGTATCAGAAAGAGAAACAGAGGAAAGAAAAGGCGATGCAGAACGTCGCTGCACTGTTTGGAGAGGCAGCAACACCGGACAAGAGATGCGGAGAGGGAATTGTGAAGATTCTCAAGGCAGCAGTTGAGGAAATTTACACCGGAGGACTGGCAAAGGTCACGTTGAACCTACGTGGAGGCGTGAAAGCCTCTATTTCGCAGAACAGCAAGGGCGAAATCAACGTCGAACGTACCGAGACAAAAAAACAAAAACTCACAGAGTAATGACAGGAGGGTGAACAGATGGCAGCAGGATTCAGCGTGAAAGACGCACTCAACAAGAACAGCAAAGCAGGGATTGACGAATCTCCGAGAGCGAGATTCCGCACAAAGGACATTTCGATTTTCAAGATGTACCGCAACGACATGAATTTTTATAGTGTTGCAGACATCGAAGAACTGGCAGGAGACATCCTCCTGTCCGGTTTGAAACAGAACCTCGAACTTGTATATGCACCGTGCGAAAAAGGCGAATACAGAATCGTCGCAGGTGAAAGACGGTGGGAGGCTCTCAAATACCTCGTATCAAAGGGGTATAAAGATTTTGAACTTGCAACCAGTAAATTGACCACACCACAGGACGATGACGAGGAGCAGGTTGAAATCATCATCGCCAACTCATACCGTTCAAAGACCATTTCCGACATGATTGAGGAGGAAACACGCCTCAAGGCATCTCTTGAGCGTATGAAAGCAGCAGGAAAGAAAATCAAGGGATATGACCTGCAATCCGGACGATTGAGGGATGTGATTTCCTCAATGCTGCATGTGAGCAAAACAAAGATTGCACAGATTGAGGCAATCAATAACAATCTGATTCCGGAATGGAAAGAGGAACTCAAGAAAGAACGCCTCACATTCTCCGCAGCTTATGAATTGAGCGGAATGACGGAGGATGAACAGCGTGAGACACTGGGGAAATTTTCAGAGACCGGAGAACTGACACGCAAAGAAGTGAAAGACATGAAAGAGGCGAAAGCAGCAGGGCAGCAGGTGTCAGAATCCGACACGGAAGAAAACGGCATGAATCCTCCGGAGGCAAGAGCGGGCGACGATTATGAGACACCTCATCCGGAGGGAATCACATCTCTCTGTTATTCCTGCACCGAATACGAGACTTGCAATGTTAAGACCGGAACATGTACCTCATGCGACCAGTACAAGAACCGTGCGGAGGCATACAAGACCGATGAACAGAGATATTCAGAGGAGCAGGATGCAATCGACCGTGAGACAAAGAAAAAACTCCGTGAGATGGAACAGGAGGAGAAGATGCAGAAACTCCAATCAACAGCACCGGAGGAAATAAAGACAATCAGAGTGTCACAGGACAAATTCGAGGAATACACGGGAGAATATAGGAAACCGTACATGATAACAAAAGACGACGGATTCAAGGTCGGAAATGTCGTCAAATTAGTAGTATTTGTAGCAGGTAAAGCAACCGGAGAGACGGCAGACATGAGAATCACCTGCAAAGACGATGACATCACATGCAGCGGACTGTCAGACGGTTGGTGCGTTATCGGTTTAGGCGTGGCATAGAGGAGACAGAATGAGTTATAAACAGAGACACCCGTATTTGATGCAGCTTGCATATATCATCAAATACAGTTTGAAGAATTGGAGGAAAAGACATGAATAACATCAAAAGAGGCGAAATGTTCTATATCAGCAGAGGGGGGGTGTCGTATAGCGGGAGTGAACAGCACTCCGACCGTCCGGCGGTCGTTGTAAGCAATGACAAGAACAATGAGAACAGCAATGTCGTTGAGGTTGTATATATGACCACGCAGCCGAAAACAGACCTCCCGACACATGTAACAGTGAGGTCAACAGGCAGACCAAGCACCGTTTTATGTGAGCAGGTCTATTCGGTATCAACAGAACGCATCGGAACGTATATCGGGGAGTGTTCAGACAAAGAGATGGAGAACATCGACATCGCTCTCATGATTTCCTTGCAGCTTGACGGCAACATGAAAACCTCGAAGAAATACAATGAGACAATCAAAGAGCAACAGGAGGAAATTGACCACCTCAAAACAGAAATCGAGGAAATGGAAAAAGACTGCAAAGAACTGATTGAACAGGTCAACCAGTATGCAACAGCCAACACAGAGAAAAATGAGAAAATCGCAAAAATGGCATCATCAGAGGAGACAATCAGATTGCAGACAGAAAGAGACACATACAAGACCATGTATGAACAGTTACTCAACAGATTAGTGAATGGAGGAGCAGCATGAACAAAAGTACATTAAAGGCAGAATTTATCAATGCGAAAATCAAGGATGCGAAGTACATCGGAGTGAGCATCAAGACGGAGGGCAGCAGTCAGCCGGAAATCATCATCAATCCGAGAGAGAATTTCAATGCGAAATTTGATTATTACATGGAGGCATACGATGACGATTTGATTCTGATTGCAGCAAAGGGCAAAAAGGACATCCGCATCGTGGCAGCAGGACACGGAAACCGATTCGAGGACATTGAAAACCAGTTAATCGGGGAAAAGGGCAAAGGTTGGAGAGAATTGATTGCAGGAGCGATTGACAACGCCTATGACCGTTTGATTGCAAGCACACCTCCACAGACGGAGGAGGAAAAGACCCATTGCGAAATGATAAAAGAGGCAGTCAAGGGAATGTTCATCAATGAGAGCAGGACAGCAGCAGAGGCAGAGTTCATCAAGACCCATATTGTTGATTATGAGAAAATATTCGATGTTTGCATGAATGGCGATGACCTTGAGTTCAAAAAAGGTCTCGTCAGATTACAGAAAATGCAAAATGAGTATGTGATGCAGAGAGAAAGGACGGAAACGGCGAATGAATAAAGTTATATTGATGGGGAGGCTCACAAGAGACCCGAATGTCAGATATACGCAGCAGAACAGTTCACAGGAATCCATGTGCGTGGCACGTTACACACTGGCGGTTGATCGTTGGGGACAGCGGGACGGGCAGCCGTCCGCAGATTTCATCTCCTGCGTTGCATTTGGCAGAAATGGCGAATTTGCGGAGAAACATTTGAAACAGGGAACGAAAATCGTTGTCACAGGCAGGATTCAGACAGGTTCATACACAAGCAGAGACGGACAGCGGGTTTACACGACGGATGTTGTGATTGAGGAACAAGAATTTGCAGAAAGCAAGAAAGCAGCGGGAGAACAGGGGCAAAATGCAGGTTATACGGATGCAGGAGACGGATTCATGAACATTCCGGACAGCGTTGACGAACAACTCCCTTTTGCGTAAACGGAAAGGAGGAGCGTGATAATATGGGAATTATGAGCATCGTGAAAAGCGTGATTGAGCATTTCAGAAAAGCCGGAAAGACAGAAAAAGAAATCTCAAACATGATCGAACAGGCAGCAGATAAAGCGACAGTCAATAAGGGCATCGCAGAAAAAAAGGAATATAAAAAACCGGAAATCAAAGCAAAGACAACAGCAGAACAGTTCGTCGAGGCGGTCATGCAAACGGGGGTCACAGCGGAGCAGGTAAAAACGGCAATTATGAAAATGAGCGGTTCACAAGGATGCACAAATCGCCGAAATACGAATAACTGGCGTAAAATGCACGGTCTGCCTATGAGACGAAAGCAGAAAGCGAGGAGAAAGCATGAAAGAGGAAAAGGAGCAGACAGTCATTGACAAAACCTTGCTATATCTCGAAAACTATCGTGAAATGGAACGATACATCAAAGAGGCAGTGTCAGAGACCTCTCAAGTGCCGAACATAAGCAAATACAACATATCAGCAGAGAGAGCGTTTCTGCAATCGGTCAGAGAGTGCCGTGCAGAGACGGTCATTCTGTTCGAGCATCTCAAACAGGCTCTTGCATCGCTCAAAGAAGATGCAGAGGCAGCAGGTGAGGGGTACAAGTACGACGCACTTGAGGCAGTATATATCAAGGGAAAGACATACGAGGATATAGTGAGGGAAACAGGCTGCGGACGCAACTCACCGAAAAAGTGGTGCAAGGTTATGATACAACGCCTGTCAATCAAATTATTTGGTGCAAAAGCGATTGAAAATGATAGAAACGGAGTGAAAACAGGGTGAAATGAGGGTGAAAATAGGGGTAAAAAGTGGGTGAACAAAAGACGAAATGAAAGTGCTAATATGTTAGCGTGAACAGTTGAGTTGAGCGATTGCAGATATGCAGTCGCTTTTTTCTTGCCTGTTTGCCCTCCTGTTATATGCGGGTAAGTGTACACAGTAATGTGCATAACTGCCCGCCTCTTGTGGATAACAAAGCAGGAGAATCAAGAAAGAGAGGAGAACACAGATGCTTTTGAAATCATGCAGGTGTGGCAAGCTGATTCCGCAGTCGATGAAGATGTGTGAGGAATGTGAACGGCAGCAGCAGTCGAGACACATGATATACAACAACACACGGCGAGACGAGAGAGCAGCGGAGTTCTATATATCAAAGGAATGGCGGGCGATGCGGGAACGTATCATTGAGGTCTATGAAAACATAGATATATACGCATTATATGTCGAACATGAACTACTCACATGCAATCCTGTTCACCATATCGTTGAACTTGAGGACGACTGGGAGCAGCGTTTGAATCCGTTCAACCTCATACCTCTCAATCATAAAACACACAATACAATCACGGCTCTGTATAAGCAGAGCCAAGCGAGCATGAGAGCAACACAGAAACAGTTGAGATCACTGATTGAGTACCACTTTCGAGAGGCAGGGGGATATAAAAAAGTTTTGTGCGATTCATTTCTAGTCGCACCCCCTCTTTTGTTTGGAGAAAACTCCCCACGGGAATTTCAGTAGACAGATACATCCGAAAGGGGTGTCAGAATGTGACACAAAATCGCTGAAATGTTGACGGAAAGGGGGTTTGTTGCTACATGGCAGGGCAGAGACAAGCCACGGATTTGGTTGTTATGAAAGGGCGAAAACACCTCACAAAAGCAGAAATTGAGGCACGAAAAAACGCCGAGGTTGTAGCACCAAACGACAAAGTGAAACCTCCGTCATATTTGACACCGGAGCAAAAGAAAAAGTTCCGGAAGATTGCGAAAGAATTACTTGAAATCAAACTGATTGCGAATGTTGACTGCGATGCACTGGCGAGACTACTCATTGCACAAGACCAGTACATCGAAATCACACAGCAAATCAGAGCAACTCCATTGATGGAGGATGTTCCGGTATATGAGACAAAGACGAATCCGGACACGGGAGAAAAAGAACGTGTGCAGGTCGGTACAAGGCAGGTCGTGAACGGTGAACGTGAGCGTCTCATGGTTATTCAAGATCGCTGCATGAAACAGTGTAGACAGGGGGCATCTGATTTCGGGTTGACGGTCTCCTCACGCTGCCGTTTGGTCGTACCGAAGCCACAGCAGCAAAAGCCGGAGAATAAATTTGCAAAATATGCAAATTAAAGCATGGCGAAAGCAGGAGAAACACAAGACCGCTGCACACAATACGCCCTTGATGTTGTTTCGGGCAAGATAACAGCCGGAGAATATGTCCGACTTGCATGTCAAAGACACCTCGACGACATTGAGAAATCGAAAGCAGCACCGTACAAATACTATTTCGACGTTGAAAAGTCAGAGGAAATCATCAATTTCGCAGAGGAATTGACCATTGCAGAGGGCGAAGAAAACGAGCATGTGACCGCATATCCGTTCCAGTGCTTTATTTTAGGGTCACTCAACGGGTGGAGAACAAAGGAAAAATCATACAGACGGTTCAGAACGTCCTATGTGCAATTAGGCAGACAGAACGGAAAATCGTTCATCAACGGTATTTTGGCATGTTATTACGGGAATTTTGACGGGTACAAGTACGGAAAAATCTTTTGTACGGCTACCAAGCAAGACCAAGCGAACATTGTTTTTGACGAGGTCGCAAAATTCATCAATTCGGACGAGGATTTGTCGGAATGGTTCAAAGTGCATGACCACAACCACACGATTGACTGTCTGTTGACACATTCGGAAATCAAAGCGTTGTCCGGTGATACAAAGTCGCTTGACGGACACCGCGCGTATTTGGGAATTGTCGACGAGTATCACGCACACAAGACGAATCAGATGTACAAGCTGCTTGAGGGAGGAATCAAGAAACTCAAGTCGGCGTTGATTTCGGTCATCACGACAGCAGGGTTCGACCTCAAATCACCCTGTTATAAATTGTATGAATATTGCTGCAATCTGTTAAAGGGCGTTTTTGAAAATGACAGTCAGTTCGTATATATCGCACAGATGGATGAGCATGACGACAGATATGTTCCAGAGAACTGGATAAAAGCGAACCCGATTCTTGAATTCGACAGGGATGCTCTTGAAAACCTCATACCGATTGCGCATACCGCCCGTGATATGGGCGGGGAGGACTTGAGAGATTTCCTCGTAAAGCAGTTAAACATGTGGATGCAGTGGTCAAATTCACTGTATATCAAGGACATCGCAAAATGGAAAGCATGTGCCGTTCTGAAATCACTCAAGGATTTCAGAGGGTCAAAATGTTATGTCGGGGTTGACCTGTCATCCGGAGGCGATTTGACATCAATCGCAATCGTGATTCCGTTCATGATTGACGGAGTAAAGAAATATTTTGTACACACACATTCGTTCATCCCGTCCTCAAGGGTGGATGAACATATCAAGACCGACAAAGTCCCCTATGATGTATGGATTGAAAAGGGACTTGTGACAGTGACCGAGACACTGGGAGGAATAAAGACAGATTACAAATACATCATCAAATATCTTGAGGATTTGGTGAAAGAATACGACCTCAAACCACAGTTGATATGTTATGACCCGCATAACGCATCGGCGTTTCTGTCAGACCTTGAGGCGTTGGGATTTGATTCAATCTCTGTCACACAGACAGCGAAAGAGTTGAACGATGCGACAGTTGATTTCAGACTTGAGATTTTGGCGGGCAATGTGGAAATCGAGGGAATAGAGGTCGGAAAAGAGGGAAACAAGATCGTTGTCCCTGCCGACAGCTTGCTTGTGTGGTCTATTGCAAATGCAAAGACCATCTCAAACAACTACGGCGAAATAAAAATTGACAAAGACATCACGACAGAGAGAATTGACCCGATTGATGCCATTATCGACGCATGGAAACACGCAATGAAAGAGGAATATCGTCCGGATGTGAATGAAACTGTCAATGAATGGCTTGAGCAATTTGAAAAATACATGAAGAAAGGCGGTGAGAAATAAATGAATCCGTTTCAGAGATTAGGAGAAAAAATTGCGAATTGGTGGAGAGGTGAACCACAGGACAGCGGAGGCGTTGTGACACTGAACTCACCGTCATTCCTTGAAAGGATAGGTCTGAAAAGAAAGGGGAAACCGACATCAGAGGTCACATATTTCACTTGCCTCAAGATGCTGTCGGAGACCCTTGCAAAAATGCCTATCAAATATTATCAGAAAACGGACAAGGGAATCATCGAGGCAGAGGCGACGGAAACATCGAAGCTGCTCTCCAAAAGACCGAATCCATTCATGACCCCTACGACATTTTGGAACACCGTTGAGATCAATCGAAACCACTACGGGAACGCTTATGTGTACATGAGAAAGAAGTTTGACCGCAAGAAATACGGCGGTGAAATCAAAATTGTTGATTTGTGGGTTATGCAGTCAAATTGTGTGCAGATCGTTGTTGACGATGCAGGAATATTCGCAGGAGTGGGGCGGTTGTGGTATGTCTACACAGACCCGACATCCGGTCGTCAATATGTATTCAGTACAGATGAAGTCATGCACTTCAAAACATCATTCAGTTTTGACGGAATCACAGGACTACCAGTGCAGCAGATATTGAGAGACACGGTTGCGGGTGCATCTGAATCACAGGCGTTCATGAACAACTTGTATGAGAGCGGTCTGACAGCAAAGGCAACGCTCGAATATACCGGAGAACTGAATGAAAAAGCAAAAACAGCACTTGTTAAATCATTTGAAGAGTTCGGCAGCGGGGCAAAGAACACAGGAAAAATCCTGCCCGTCCCGTTGGGAATGAAGCTCACACCTCTTGACATTAAACTGACAGATTCGCAGTTCTTTGAACTGAAAAAATACAATGCCTTGCAGATCGCAGGAGCGTTCGGAGTGAAACCGAATCAGATCAACGACTATTCAAAGTCGTCATATAGTAACAGCGAGATGCAGCAGCTATCGTTCTATGTTGACACAGAATTGTTCATCATCAAGCAGTACGAAGAGGAAATCAATTTCAAGATGCTGCCGGATGACGATTCAGACGATGGATATTACTACAAATTCAATGAAAAAGTGTTGTTCCGCACCGATTCAAAAACGCAGATGGAATATTTGAGAAACGGTGTCGGTGGAATGATTATCAAACCAAACGAGGCGAGACGGAAACTCGACATGGAAGATGCGGAGGGAGGCGATGTTCTGCTTGCAAATGGTAGCATCGTACCGCTGACGATGGCGGGAGCAGCATATTTGAAAGGCGAATCCGAACCGGATGAAACCAAAGAACCGGAGCAGCCGGAAGAAAAAACAGAGCCGGACACAGAGCAGCCGGACGCAGCAACAGAACCGGACGAAACCGACGAGGTAGAGGACGAGGACGAACAGGAGGGAGGTGAATAATCATGCCAAAGAAAGGACGTTTTGATTTCACAAAGAAAAATAAACGCAGCGGAAAGATTGAAAATGTCGGCTATTTGGATTTGGAGCAGGACGAGGAGCAGAGCAGATGTTCCTTGTATTTCTACGGCGACATTGTATCAGCGACATGGGAATCCATGTGGTACGAGGAGGACAGATGCCCGCAGGACATCGCAGATTTTCTCAATCAGTTAGACGGCTATGAGGATATTGATATTTATTTCAATTCCGGAGGTGGAGACGTATTTGCGGGGCTGACAATCTATAACCAGTTAAAACGATACGACGGACACAAAGTCGGCTATGTTGACGGAATGGCTGCATCCATCGCATCAGTCATCATGTTCGCTTGCGATGAACTGCATTTTGCAACAGGGGCACAGGCGATGATTCACAAACCGTTGTGCATGGCATACGGCAACGCAGATGATTTCAAGGCAGTAATAAAGCAGTTGAATCTCTGCGAGGATTCAATCCTCGACGTTTACATGGAGCATGTGCAGGAGGGTGTCACAAGAGACAAGATTCAGAGCCTCATGAGCAATGAGACATGGTTCGACAGCAAGAAGATGCAGCAGTATTTCAATGTTGAAATCGAAGAAAAGGCAGCAGTCGCAGCGTGTGCATCCGACTATTTTGAGAAATACAACAATATTCCGGAGACACTCAAGGGAACTGAAACGGAGAACATTGTCGATGCAGTGCTTGCAGAATTGGAAAAGAGGAGTAATGCAGCAGCACAGGCAGAGGAACAGAGAATTGAGGCAGAAAAGCGGGAGATTCTCGACGATTTATACCTTTACGGTATGTAAGAAATGGAGGACAGAAAGTCATGAATAAGGAATTACAGAAGTTACTGAAACAGATCAATGACAAGAAAAACGAAGTCAAGAGCCTTGTAAACGACGGAAAACTCGACAAGGCAAAGGCAGCAAAGGAGGAACTCAAAGAGTTACAGAACAGATTCGACCTCCTTTATGATCTGGACGAGGACGAGCAGGACGGCATCGAGGATAAGGTCAACAAAGGCACTGCAAAACAGGTTGGCGGGGAGAAAAAGGTTGATAAAAAGAACCTTGTGAAAGCGTTCGTCAACATCGTCAAAGCCGGATTCCTGCACAGAGAGGCAGACGAGGCAGATGTTGAGGTGTACAAGAACGCCCTCACATCCGACACAACCGCAGGAAGTGAGGGAGAGGTCGGAATCGGCGTGACCATTCCGGAGGACATCAGAACAGACATCATCGAATTGCGTCGTTCATCCGATAACCTTGAGCAGTATGTCAATGTCGAGGGGGTTGTGACAAAGACCGGAACACGAAACATTGAGGTCGATGCAGAATCAACCCCGTTTGACAACGTGGACGAGGCTGCGGATTTTCCGGAGATGGACGAGCCGGAATTTTTACCGATTGAGTACAAGGTAAAGAAAAAAGGTGGAATCCTCAAGATGACCGCAGAGCTGCTTGAGGACACCGCAGCCAATATCATGGCGTACATCAACAAATGGATTGCGAAAAAGACAAAGGCAACCCGTAACGCAATGATTCTCAAGGTACTCAATGAAATGACAAAGGGAAAAGAGGTCACAGTGGAGAACCTCGACAGCCTCAAGGACATTTTCAATGAGCAGTTAGACCCTGCGATTGCAGAATCCTCAATCGTCATCACGAATCAGAGCGGTTTCAACTACCTCGACAAGTTAAAGGACAAGGACGGAAACTATATTTTGCAGAAAGACCCGACACAGCAGACAAAGGGAAAGATGCTTTTTGGAGAATACAGAATCGTGAAGCTGTCAAAGAAAACACTCAAATCCACACCGATTATGAACAGCGATGGTCACACAATCGACGGGTACAAGCATCCTGTTTTCTGTGGTGACTTAAAAGAGGCTATCACACTTTTCGACAGAAATGTTCTGACAATCGACCTCAATGACAAAGGTGCGGGGTTATGGGATAAGGACATGACAGGTCTCAAGGTTCGTGACCGTTTCGATGTACAGGCAGTTGACAAGGATGCAGTCATCAAAGGCGAGATCACAGAGGTTGTCAACGGGTAACAAGGCAGCAGGGCGGTGAATCCGTCCTGCTATTGAAAGCAGGTGAGAAACATGACGGATGAAGAAAAAGAGAAATACAGAGCAGGTCTGATTACCACATGCAAGGTATATTGTCACATCGACTATGACGACGACATGGAAATCCTTGAATTGATGTTTGATGTGACCATGCAGGAAATGACGGAACTGATTCCGAATTTCGACCAGTACAGCCTCACAAGCCGTCAAAAACTGCTTGCATTTATATCCGTGAAAGAACTTTACGACAACCGTGACAAATACCGGAGCGACACGAAACTGCTTGCCTCTGCTGCCTCCTCAATGCTTTTGAAAGAAATATACGGAGGTGCAGCACAATGACAGGCAGAATCAAGATAATTCGCAAGGTGTCGAGCGTTGTTGATGGCAGACGGCAGCAGGAGGAAACAGAGTTTTATTCCTGTTGGTGCGAGGTCAAGAGTTTGGGAACAAATGAGAAATACACAGCCTTGCAGACCGGACTTGAAAACACAATCGTTTTTGAGACACGAACATGCGACAAGATGGAAGAAATCCGACTGAATTTGAAAGAGTTCTATGCGGTGTACAAAGGCGTTGAGTTCAAGATATATGATGCGTCTCCAATGTTTACAGACGACAGGAAATATCAGTTGAAATGCAGAGCGGGGGCGTAGTGTCATAATCTGACACCGGAGGGATGCGATGAAAATTGAAATGGAATTTCAAGGGTTGCAGGAACTCATGAAAGCGTTTGAGGATGCAGCAAGCGACGAGGACATCCGAGCAGTCAATAAAAAGATTGTCGAGCAGGGTGAACCCGTCGTGAAACGCATTATGTCGGGAAAGATTCCAAAGTCGGCAGATATAAAGTTGAGCGGTCGAGGATTCGGTTCAAAATCATCGGTCACATCACATGCAGCGGACAGCGTTCCACTGGGAGCAGTCAAGGTGAAAGACACCGGAGCGTCAGCGAATGTCGGATGGGAAAAGTCCGATAATAGCGAACATTTTTATGTGAAATTCATTAACTGGGGAACAATATACCGCCCACCTCAAGAGTTTATCTATGCGACAGGGCGTGAGGCAGATGCGGAACTGCAAAAAATCGCAGAACAGGAGTATCAATCCTATTTAGACAACACATTGAAATGAGGTGATAGCGTGAACAGTCCGGACATCATAAAAGACGCATCGGATGCGTTGCAACAGATTTCAGACGGGGGAATCATTGTCATGCAAGGATGGTATGACAAGAACATTCACGACAGACATGTGACCTTGTGGGATTTGGGAGAGGACGACGAGAACTTTTCGGACGATGATGCGGAGGGAGTGACGCTGTCATTGCAGGTCACTATTTTTTCGAAGAGTGACGAGGTTGAACTTGCGAGGGAAATCAAGACACTCATGAAAAAGAATGGGTTCTCGTTTGAGGGCAGGAACGGCGACGATTCCAAACCGGAGGACGGAATCTATATGAAAGCACAAAGGTTTTCAAAATTTTATGAAATGGAGGAATAGACATGAGCAAAACAGTAACACAGGTAAGCGAAACAGTGCAGCAGATTGTCAGAAGTAGAACATGCGGTTGTAGAGATTTCTACATCGCAAAAATCACACAGAACGATGCGACGGGATATGTTGCAGGAACTCCGGTGAAACTGGCAAGAGCAATCAAGGCGAAAGTTGATGAAAAATGGACATCTGAAAAGATTTACTCCGACGACGGAACAGAGGAGGTCATCAACTCATACGAGGGAACAGAGGTTGAACTTGAGGTCAATGCACTTGCACCGCAGGACAGACAGATTTTATTCGGTCAGTTATACGAGAACGGTTTCCTTGTCAAGACAGCCGACGACAAAGCACCGGAGGTCGCTATCGGATGGCGTGAGAGAAAACTGAACGGAAAGTATGATTTTAAATGGTTATACGCAGGAAAATTTGCAGAGGGAATCAGCGAGGAGGCAAGCACAAAAGAGGGCAAACTGTCTCCGACGACAAAGAGCATCAAGGGTTCATTCTATGAGAGAAATCTTGATAATGCGTATGAAATTTCAGTCGATGAATCAAACCTTGTGAAAGAGAACACAAAGGCAGCGGATGCAATCAAAAACTGGTTTTCAAAGGTGCAGGAAAAGGACGACGCAGCAGCGTAACAGGGGATATAACAGGAGGATAAACCATGAATAGAAAAATCATCATCAGCAACAAAGAGTTCACAATGCCGAAAATGTCGATTGATACATACACGGAGTACCTCGATATTGCAGAGCAGACGGACGCACATCCGAGATACACAAGACAGGACATCGAGATAATGGCACTGTTTATCTGCAAAGCATACGGAGATCAGTTCACAGTCGAAGAATTAAAGAATCCGGAGACCGGACTGGATGCAGCAGGTTTGATTCTTGAGTTCCAGTTCATTGATGCAGGAATCGGGGAAGAACTCACAAAACGCATGGAGAAGATAGAGAAAAATTTTCAGAATGGCAAGTGATGCCGGAAATAGAGGTCACTTGCAGCGGGAAAAGATACTTTATCAACTCCATAACGGTGGAGCAGTACAAAAAATATATCAGTCTCATGGAGAAAAATCACACGGAAAAGATTTCCGGAGTGATGTTTTTCAACACAAAGATAATGCAGGAGTTGTTCGGGAACGAATTGACACTTGCAGAAATCGGGGAGATTGATGCGATTGATTTTCTAACGGCAATCAAGACAGTTCATTTTGTGATGCAGAACATTATTGCGGAGAAACTATTGAACATTGTCGAGGTTGAACAGGTAGAAAAAGAAAAGTCCGTATTTGACGAATTTGACCGTGAAAACGGTTATGAGGACGAGCCGGAAGAACCGGAGGAAAATCAATGGAAAGTCTGCGGGGAAATTGTCGACCGTGTTGTAAAAATTGCGATTCGGCTATTGAAAAACTCATACAGTCAGTGCATGAAAGAAAACATTGTCACGTTGTTGGAATACTTGCGTTTTGAATTAGACACAATCAACGAAAATCAGTAGGAGAGGAGGCGACCGAATGGCTTATACAAGCGTCAAAATTTCTGCAAATTCAAGTGATTACCAGTCACAAATGAAATCGGCAGCAGCACAAATGAAAGTCCTGTCTGCGGAATATACGACGGCAGCAACGAAAGCAAAGCTGTTCGGTTCAGAAACAGACAGCCTCAAGGCAAAAGCCGAATCGCTCACTCAAAAAATCACGGTGCAGAAAGGCATTGTGCAGTTAAATAGTGAGCAGCAGGAAAAGTTGACAAAGAAACTGTCAGAACAGAAAACAAAGCAGGAGGAACTCAAGGGAAAGATTGACGCTGCGAAAGAAGCCTATGCAAAGTCGACAGAGGAGACGGGGAAGAACTCCGAGCAGTCAAAAGCCTTAAAAGAGGAATTAGACAAACTCGAACAGGAGTACAAGGCAAATGAAACAGCAATCGGGAAAACAGAGACGGCTCTTGCAAATCAGACAGTAAAGACAGAAAAGTCAAAGACTGCCCTCATGAATATGGAGGCAGAACTGAAAAATGTTAATGAACAGTTAAAAGACAATAAACTTGAAAAATTTGCGACTGCTTGCGATACGGCGGGAACAAAGATGGAAAGTTTCGGAAAGAAAATGTCGGTTGTCTCTGCCGGAATTGCGGGCATCGGTGCAGCATCTATTGCAGCGTTCAAAGAACTCGACGAGGGATATGACACCATAGTGACAAAGACCGGAGCAACCGGAGAGGCACTTGAGGGATTGACAAAGTCTGCGGATAATGTTTTCGGCACAATGCCGGAGGATATGTCAACGGTAGGCGAGGCAATCGGAGAGGTCAACACAAGATTCCATACAACAGGAACGGAACTTGAAAAGACTTCAAAACAGTTCATACAGTTTGCAACAATCAACGGAACAAACGTCACACAGTCAGTTGACCAAGTTGACAAAATCATGAAAGCGTGGAACGTCGATGCATCACAAACGGGAAACCTGTTAGGATTGCTCACGGCAAAGGCACAGGAAACCGGAATCTCCGTTGATACGCTTGAATCAAATGTACTTGATAACAACGCAGCATTCAAAGAAATGGGTCTGTCATTGCCTCAAGCAATCAATTTGATGGCTCAATTCGATGCAAACGGTGTTGATTCCACTCAAGCGATGGCAGGTCTTAAAAAGGCATTACAGAACGCCACATCAGAGGGGAAATCAATGGACGAGGCGTTGTCAGAGACCATCGGCAGCATCAAGAACGCAAAAACAGAGACCGAGGCGATGCAGATTGCAACGGAACTGTTTGGAAAGAAAGGTGCAGCAGAAATGACAAAGGCGATTCGTGAGAATCGAATCGACCTCACCAGTCTGTCGTCATCAATGGAGGAATACGGAACGACGGTCGAGGACACCTACAACGGAACTCTCGACCCGATTGATAATGCAAAAGTTGCGATGAACAACGCAAAACTGGCATTGTCGACACTAGCATCCACAGCACAGACATCCGCAGCACCTATGATTGAGAAACTGACCGGAAAGATTCAAGAGTTGACAAAGTGGTTCACGTCGCTTTCTCCGGCACAGCAAGAAACAATCCTCAAAGTCGGTCTCGTGGTTGCTGCTATCGGTCCGTTGTCAATCGGATTCGGAAAAGTGGCAAAGGGAATCTCTGACACGGTAACGACCGGACAGAAATTTGTGTCCGGAGCTGCAAAGATAATCGCAAAGATTACGGCAAAGACAGCAGCCACGGCAGCGGGAACGGCAGCAGATACGGCAGGAACAGCAGCCACGGCAGCACATACGGCAGCTACAACAGCAGCCACAGCAACAACCGGAGGAATGACAGCAGCACAGACCGCATTGAACGCAGTCATGAATTTGTGTCCGATTATTCTGATTGTGACACTGATTGCCGGACTGATTGCAGCAGGTGTCGCCCTATATAAAAACTGGGATACGGTCAAGGAAAAACTGTCCGAATTGTGGGGCAATATCAAAGAAAAATTCAATGCAATCAAAGAGACCATCACGGGAGCGTTTACGAAAGCGAAAGAGGCGGTTACGAATAGGGTCAAGGAAATCGGTGACAGCATAAAAAACAGCACCATAGGACAAGCAGCCTCAAAAGTATTCAACGGCGTAAAGGACACGGTTCACAATGTCATGTCGGCAGCGACCGAAACGGCAAAGGAAAAACTGGGGAACATGAAAACCGCCTATGAAGAAAACGGAGGCGGTATCAAGGGCGTTGTTGCTGCCGGATGGGAGGGAATCAAAGGATATTATTCAGCAGGATTCACATTCGTTGATAATTTATCCGGAGGAAAACTCTCTGAAATCAAATCGAAATTCTCTGAAAAGACATCAGAAATCAAAACAAAGGTTTCCGATGGTTGGGAGAATATGAAAACCACCGTCACCACAAAAATGACGGAATGGAAAAACAACGCATCAAACAAACTGAATGAAATAAAGACGAATTTCTCAACAAAGGTTTCAGACATCAAGTCAAATGTTTCAACAGGTTGGGAGAACATGAAAACCACCGTCACCACAAAAATGACGGAATGGAAAAACAATGCAACGAATAAATTGACGGAAATCAAATCCGGATTCTCCTCAAAAGTTTCGGAGATAAAATCAAAATGGTCGACTGATTTCACGAATATAAAGGACAAAGCGACCTCCCTCATGGAAACAGCAAAGTCCAATGTGTCAACAAAACTCGACCACATGAAATCCGCATACAGTGAAAAAGGCGGGGGAATCAAGGGGATTGTGTCTGCTACGTTTACGGGCATAAAAGACACGATGAACTCTCTCATGGGTACGGCGAACACTCTGACAGGTGGAAAACTCGACAGCATAAAGTCAGCGTTTTCTTCAAAATTATCCGGTGCGAAGTCAACCGCATCCTCCATACTGGACGGAATAAAGTCGGCGTTTTCTTCAAAAATGGAAAGTGCAAAGACAACGGTTTCAAACGCATTAGGAAGAATAAAAAGTGCGTTCAATTTTAGTTGGTCATTACCACGGTTGAAATTACCGCATATTTCGATTAGCGGAAGTTTTTCAATAAACCCGCCGTCTGTGCCTCATTTTGGAATCAGTTGGTACAAATCCGGAGGTATCATGACGAACCCGACTGTGTTCGGAATCAACGGCAGCAGCCTAATGGTAGGAGGCGAGGCAGGCGACGAGGCAATCTTGCCACTTGCAGAATTTTATAACAAATTGAACAACATCCTCGACAAGAAACTGGATGCAGTTCAAAAATCAAATATTGTGTATGTGACGAATCACACATACATCGACGGAGACGAGGTTGCAAGCAGAACCGTGTCGAGGGTTGATGCACAGATGGTCACAGACAAAAGGAAAGGGAGGTAAAACAAGGCGATGAAGATAAACGGAACAGACATCAGAGTGTACAACGCAAAACAGTTGACCGCCGATGTGCAGCCTCCCTCAATCGTGAATAATTATGAATGGCTGTCGGGAGCAACACTCCCGACAGAACTTGAGACAGATGTTCAGATGGGTCATTTGAAACTGTCAATCTATTTCAAGGGCAAGGACAGGAACAGCATCATCCGTTCTGCGTCAGAATTTATGATGAATTTCACAAAGCCGTGCAGGTTGGAACTTGACGGCTACAAAGGAACATATATCGGGTTCATCACATCAAATGACTATGAGAAAAAGAATGTGAAACAGAGGTACGTCGTAAATGTGGAATTTGACGGCTTTTTCGTCGATGACGACCTCTCAATCACATTCGACGGGAAAACCTCCGCATCGTTCTATAAAGTGGGTACAAGAGACACTCCGTGCGTTGTGGAGGTATATGCAAAGAGTACATTGACGAATTACACAATCTCCGGACTGGGAGAGGACGACATTATCATTGAGAGTTTGGCAGCAGGAAAGACGGTTGTGATAAACGCAAAGACAGGACTTGTGACAATCGACGGGGCAAATGCATTCGACAAGGTGAACATGTGGACGTTTCCGGTATTAAAGACCGGAGAAACAGCACTCACATTCTCCAACACAAAGGCGAGAGTGACTATCAGATACACACCTATGTGGATTTAGGAGGTGAGAACATTGCAGATTTTTAATGATAAAAAGAAAAGAATCGGAACATTATCCGGATTTAAGGACAGGGAAATCATCACGACACTGGATTCCGGAGACAAAGAGTTGTCGTTCACTTATCCGGCAGCAGGAGCATTGGTTGACCTGTTAAAAGAAGAATATTATATACGCACCAAAACGGACGAATATGTCATCAAAGCGGTTGAAAAGGGAGAACAATTCAACAAATACACAGCAGTCCTCAATGTCGAGGAGTTGGAGGGAGCAGCGTTCCCGTATGGGTTTGAATCGGATGAACAGACAATCAAGGCATGTCTTGAGTTTGCGTTTAAGGGTACGGGATGGCATGTCGGAACATGTACCGTCACAAAGAAAAGAACCATTGACGAGCAGGAGTGTGTCACGGCATGGGATGTCCTGCAAAAGTGTCTCACGACATACCGTTGCGAGTGCATCATTCATTCACTGACAAAGACTGTTGACATCTATGACAGGATAGGAAGTGATAAAGGGTGTTATTTCATGGAGGGATTAAACCTCCGGAAAATATCTTTGAAGTCGGACACCTATGATTTTTACACAAGAATCTATCCAATAGGCAAAGACGGCATCACGCCGAAATGGTTGACCGGAAAAGATTACATCGACAATTTTCAGTACAGTTCCAAAATCAAGGCGTATGTTTGGAAAGACGAAAGATACACCAACACCACAAGTCTGATTGAGGATGCAACGGCAAAGATTGAGGAGATGTCAAGACCATACAAGGCATATACTGCGGAGGTGGTCGACCTTGCAAATGCGTCAGAGGAATACAAAGACATTCTTTCATATGGAATCGGAGACACGGTCACACTTGTATCAAAGAAAACCAGAACGAAAGAAAAACAGAGGATTGTCAAAATAAGAGAATATCCGGAGACACCGAAAAAGAACACGGTTGAGATTTCCAATGCGAGAAAGACATTTGCAGAGATTCAGAAAGAGGAGACGGCAACAGCAACCGAGGAGGCAATCTCAATCGCAAACAACAACACGAAAAAGGTGTTGCGGGATGGATATTATACAAAAACAGATGTTGAATCACATATCACGGCAGCGAAAGACGAAATCAGTTTAGGCGTTTCGCAGGTGTATGAAACAAAAAAGACTGTATCGGAAAAAGTCGCAGCAGCAGAGAAGAACGCTAATGCAGCGACCGACGAGAAGTTGACAGAGTATTCCACCACGGAGGAGATGAAATCGGCAATCGACATGAAAGCCGATGAAATCAATTTAGGAGTGTCAAAGACCTATGAGACAAAGACCTCTGTGTCGGAGAAGATTACCGCAGCAAATAAGACGGCACAGGATGCAGCCAATGCAGCAGAGAAGAACGCTAATGCAGCGACCGACGAGAAGTTGACAGAGTATTCCACCACGGAGGAGATGAAATCGGCAATCGACATGAAAGCCGATGAAATCAATTTAGGAGTGTCAAAGACCTATGAGACAAAGACCTCTGTGTCGGAGAAGATTACCGCAGCAAATAAGACGGCACAGGATGCAGCCAATGCAGCAGAGAAGAACGCTAATGCAGCGACCGACGAGAAGTTGACAGAGTATTCCACCACGGAGGAGATGAAATCGGCAATTAAAGTAAAAGCAGATGCGATTGAATCAACTGTTTCGAAAAAAGTCGGAAGTGACGAGATTATTTCAAAAATCAATCAGTCAGCAGAAAAAGTGTCGATAAATGCAGAAAAAATAAGTTTGAACGGAGCAGTGACGGCAAACTCAAATTTTAAAATTAACACAGACGGTTCGGCAGAAACAAAGGCGTTAAAAATCACAGGAGGTTCGCTGCTCATTGGAGGAAACTGTGAAATCACCAATGAGGGGAATGTGTTTGCGTTATCGCCGAAATTTTATTCCGGATTGTACATCAACAGTGATTTTAAAATAGGGACATTGTCACAACTCAATTACTCCATGTTACTGGGATATGTCGGGAAATATATATTTGTCGGTGAAAGCGGTGGTACTCTATGGGGATATGGATTCACGGCGAATAATGATATATATGCGTATGGAGCTATCGGATGTTTAGGGAAGAAAACACGAATCATACACACCGATGACGGACGGAACATCGAGATGTACG